GAACGCTGTTCCACACAGTGGAAACAAGTTGATACTCCCAAGCAGTAGCGATGCCATGATACTTTCATGGCGACAGCTTCATCGTTATTGGCACAAATCGACGCGGCAATCGAAGCCCTTTTGACGGGGGGTGCTTCGTCGTATTCTATTGGCGCAAGGTCAGTCACAAAGCTTGACTTGGCGACACTCTTTGAGCAACGCAATCAACTTCAGATCCAAGCCAATCGCGAGGGCGGTCAAAGTCCATTTAGCCTAGCCAAGTTTGGGAGAACATCCCGATGATTGGCAAGATGCTCGACAAGGTTATTGGCGTCTTTTCTCCAGTCGCAGAACTAAGGCGAGTTCATGCTAGGCGACACGTTCAGCGTCAATACCAGGGTGCTGAATCCAACCGCTTGACCGGCAACAAGAAGCCGCGCAACCAAGCTGCTGACCAGGAATTGCTCGGACCGTTTGGTGCGGATGCGATGCGATCTTGGGCTAGGTCGCTAGTTCGAGATAATGCTTACGCTTGGAACGTAGTTGACACGATTGTTAGCAACGTTATTGGTGATGGCATTACCGCACAATCCACTCTAGAGACAGCGGAAGGCGATGACATTGAAGACGTGAACGACGCACGCGATAAAGCTTGGGGCGAATGGTGCGAAGTTTGCGATATCAACGGCGAACTTACCTTTGCAGAGATCCAGGCACTGGCACAGCGAGAGATCGTTGAGGCGGGTGAAGTGCTGATTCGGTTCGTCAAGACTAGCGGCAAAGAGTATCGTGGCATTTCTCGCCCAGTCCCTTTGGCGTTGGAGCTGATCGAAGCTGACCGGTTATCGCTCAACCATGATACTTTCACGGTTCGGGTTTCCAGAGAATCCGGCAATCGAATCATTCGTGGCGTTGAGCTGGACGACAAAGGCAGGGCAATTGCTTATTGGATCTATCCTGAGCATCCAAACAGTCCCTACGGCGTTAAGAATCAAACTCCTGAGCGAGTACCAGCCAGCGAAGTTCTGCATCTCTACCGCAAAGACAGAGTGGGGCAATCGCGTGGGATTAGTTGGTTTGCTCCTGTTATGTCGCCGATTCGTGACTTGGCAACCTACATCGACAATGAACTTCAAGCCAGTGCGGTATCGTCTTGCTTTACTGCCTTCATCAAGTCGGACAATCCAACTGCAAGCCTTCTCGCTCCGAGTGGCGAAGAGACAACCGACCAGAACGGCAACCAGCTTGATTACCTAGAGCCTGGAATCATTACTCGGCTCGCGTCAAACGAGTCGGTGGAGTTCGCTAATCCAGGTCGTCCAAACTCCGGTTCTGAACCGTGGATTGCTTTGATGCTTCGCGGCATTTGTGCAGGCACTGGCACAAGCTACGAGGCAGTCGCAAAAGACTTCTCCAAGACTTCCTATTCATCGTCGAGAACTTCAAAGCTAGAAGACAGGCCACGAAACAAGCGTTGGCAAAATTATATGGTCGCCCATTGTTGCCAGCCCGTTTGGGACGAGTTCCTAAACGCAGCAGCACGCGAGGGACTCGACAAGTTTCCAACATCGACCGAACTGCTAGAAGATCGCCGCGGCGTGGCTCCAGTTGAATGGCAGTTACCCGAACTTGAATGGGTTGATCCTACAAGCGAACAGAACGCAGCTCAGTCGTCGATTGACTCGTTCATGTCAACGTACCAAGACGAGATCGGTGCACGCGGCGGTTCGTGGCGAGCTAAGTTCTATCAGGCCGCAAAAGAACGCAAGTTAAGGATGAAGTTGGGACTGCTTAAAGCAGACGAGCAAACCGCGCAGATGATGGCTGCGCAGACAGGTGCAGAAGGTCCAGCCGATCAAGCACAAGCGGAACAAGCACAGCAAGCAGGATCAGGCGAATGGATGGGGCTTTCACGACAACAGTGGAACCGCAACCGAAAAGCTTTAACCGATGTTCTTAACGGACTGTCAGACGGTTCGATGAGCAAAGCACTAGCGACCGCACAGCTTTCCATGATAGGACTTAATCAAGCCAACATCGACGCGATTGTTGCCGATGCGTCCGATGGCACAGTCGATTCTCCGCTTCCGGCTGAAGAGGTGCCAGCATGAAAAAGCATGTAGCACGACGAGTCAAACGAAGTCTGGCAAGTCAACTCGACAGGCCAAAAGTCGAACGCGCCATTGCAGTCGTCTCACCACAGCGGGCGGTTATCGCGACTGAGAATCCGATCCAGCGATGGGACGAAGAAACGAAACAAGTCGTCAATGAAGTCCTTTTGATGGACGGCATCGTATGGCGCGGTGGACGCGATCAAATCCCCATCGTTGACAGCCACAACGACAAGACCGTTAGAAACATCTTCGGATCAATCCAGCACATGAAGATCGACGGAACTAACGGCGAACTCTACGGAGTGCCTGTATTCGCTTCGGACGCTGAATCGCAAACGATCATGCAACGAATGAGCGAGGGTCACATTACTGACTTCTCAATCACAGGGCAGCCGCTCGAAACGCTTTACGTTCAACGCGGCCAATCTTACACGACTCCGCGAGGGGTGGTTATTGACGGACCAGCTTTGATTCACACGAAGTGGCAACCGCAAAACGCTTCAATCTGCGCAACGGGTGCAGATGAGCAATCTACAGTTCGTCGGTCTTACACAGACCTAAATCGAAAGGTATTGAGAATGGACGAGGCACTATTGGGCCAACTGTCTTCTTTGGGTCTGCCTGAAGGTATGACCGATCCCAACCAAGTTTTAGCTTGGGTTGTAGGGAAGCTTGCTGCTGATGCGCAAGAGGAAGCAACTGAAGATCCTGTAATGAACATGGCAGAAGAAAAGCCAGCCGAGGAAGTAGTTCCTGCTGTTGTTCCTTCTGTCGAAAAGATGGCAGAAGAGATGAAGACAAAGGTAATGAACCAAGCTTCCACCATCGACCAAATCAAACGTTCTCTTCAGGCCGATCAGGTCCGACGAACAGAAATTCAATCCGCATGCAAACTTGCCAGAGTTGAGCGAGCATTCGCTGACGAGTTGTGTGACGGGTTTGTTAGTTTATCCGATGCTCGCAAAAGGATTATCGAACGCATGGCAACACAACCTTTGGGGGCATCGGTTGGTTCCGATGTTCGAGTCACCGAATCCGGCGATGACAAATTCTACGCAGCAGCACGAGACGGTTTGATCTTGCGATCACTCCAAGCAACCGGCAAGCGTGGGGCAGCTAAGGACTTCAAGCCTGCTGATGGTGCTGAAGACTTTAAGAACTTGGGACTGATGCGACTCGCTGAACAGTTCTTGGTTCGTCGCGGTGTCAACACTGGCAGAATGAACAATCCAGACATCGCCAAGCTTGCAATGGGTTCGCCTGATGCAATTCGACGAAACCGAGTTGAACGGGCTGACTTCAGTGCTTACCACACGACTGGCAGCTTTGCAAACTTGATGTTGGATTCAGCAAACAAGACGCTTCTAAACGCATACGAAGAAGCTCCCTACACATGGAATATGTGGGCGCGTCAAGGTGCCAGTGTTCCAGACTTCAAAGCAATCAATCGGATTCGGTTCTCCGAGTCGCCTAACTTGGAAGTCGTTCCAGAGCGAAACGACTACCCAGAAAAGACGATGAGCGATTTCCGAGAATCGTATTCGGTTACTAAGTACGGTGCGTCTTTCAGCGTGTCGTGGGAAACGATTGTGAACGACGATCTTGACGCACTGTCGCGAATCCCTGCAATGCACGGCAACGCAGCACGACGCGAACAGAACCGAGCCGTTTACAGCGTTCTTACTTCCAACGCCGCATTGTCCGACACTGGCTTGTTGTTCAACACGACTGCTGTAGCCACTGCTGGCGGTCACGCCAACCAGTCCGCGTCGGCTGCTGTTATCAGTGCCACAACGCTGAACAACGCCTACGTCTCGATGTTGACTCAACGCGGGTTGAATAGCAACGTGATTCTGAACATTCAACCTCGTTTCCTAATTGTTCCTGCTGCAATCTCTCACACTGCATTGCAGTTCGTGAACTCGATTGCTGATCCAGGTGCAGGCGGTAATGTTGCAGGTAACAGCAACACGCTCAACATCTACGGTCCACAAGGGATGCGAAACTTGCAAGTTATTATCGAGCCACAGCTTGATGCAAGCTCTGCATCGGTTTGGTATCTCGCTGCGGACTCGGCTCAGATCGACACGGTCGAACTAACCTTCTTGCAAGGCGAAGAAAGCCCAGTTCTCGAAAGCGAATGGAACATCAAGAACGACACTTGGCTTTACAAGATTCGCCAGACGTTCGCTGCTAAGGCAATCGACTTCCGTGGCTTGTATCGCAACGCCTAGTCAGTAGTTGACACATAAACCCAGTGGCTCCGGTCACTGGGTTTTCTTAGGAAAAACAAACAATCAAAACAAAGGTAATAAAACATGGCTGGTATTCAAGACTTTATGAACTACTCCGAGGACTTCATCGGAACCTCTGCGACGATCCCTGCGTCTGCTGACCCTGCAACCCCTTGGCTGATCGTCGATACTTCGGCGGCGGGTGCTCCGACCTACACTCGGGCCGATTCGGTGGCTACGCTGACACTGGCTGCAACGAGCGAAATCGAAAACATTTGCTTGGCTCACGGAGATTCGCTGGCGTTCGATATCGATTTGATTCAATCGATTGAAATGCGATGTCGGCTAACTGCCGTGATGACGACCGGAACTGAACTTGTCTGGGGGCTTGCTTCAGCCCGGAACGACACAACCGATTCGGTTGTTGCAAACGCATGGTTCAAAATGGTGGGTGCGAACTCGACAACGCTTGTCTATGTCGAAACGGACGACGGAACCCGTGACGTTGACGACATCTCCACTGGTCAAACACTTGGGACTACGTTCAAGAAGTTCTTGATCGACTTCACTGGCGGCAAGTCAAACGTCAAGTTCTACATCGACGGTATTCCTGTTGCAACATCGCAGCGTTTTGACATGAGTGCTTACAGCGTTGGCTTGCAACCGATCATTCAATTGCAAAAAGCCGCGAACACGAACGTTAATGCTGTTGTGATTGACTACGTTGAAATCATTTGCAAGCGATGACCGATGAGCCTTCACGACATGATCCAAGCAGATGCCTCAGCGGTATTCTGCAACACGAACGACTTTGCCGAAACTGCAACGTATCGCCCACGAAGCGGTCTTTGCAGGTCGGTTCGTGTTGTCATCATCCGCGATGCACTTGCTTTAGTTCCTGAAGATGGCGATACGGTGACTCCAGTTTCGGAGATCCACGTCTCAACGACAGGCGACTACGGAATCACGTCGGCAGAATTGGACATCGGCGGCGATGCAATTGAGTTTGAGTACCGGCTCGGCAGGGAAGCTAGGCCGCGAACGATCACACGCTTACTAGGACACGACGAAGGGATGTTGGTACTTGAATGCCGCTAACAGTCTTGGAATCAATTGCAGTCGCGTTGGTCACTCGCTTAGAGGGAATGGTCAACTCAAGCACCTACGAAACGAACGTCAGCAGCGTTATTCGTCCGACTCGAAATGGCGGCGAATACAACATTGAAGACCTTCAGATTGTGGTTCGGCAGGGTTCAGAAGAGATCGTTGACGATTTGAGCTATCCAGGCAACCCGCCTTCGATTTGTAAGCGACAGGTGTTCAACTTGCGATGTCATGTGTTGCCTAGCGAGTTGGAGTCAACGCCAATCGACACAACGATCAACACGTTCCAAGCGGATGTTATCAAGTGCATTACCTCGGGCGCAAACTGGTATCAGTTCGGATCATTGGCAATCGATACAAAACTACTGGCAGTCGAGTTGATAAACGAAGACGGAGGTATTGGTGGTTTCAACTTGCCTGTCGAGATCACTTATCGACACAGCGAGAACGATCCGTATGAGGTGAGGGCGT